CCCTCAATATATAATGACTTCTTGCCAGACTTAGTAGTCTCAACTAGAAATTTTACTGATTCGATTTCTTCTCTAATAAGTTTCATAGTTTTCTACTAACCTGCGTTTTGAACTTGTTGACAATGTACAGAACCTGATCCTGTTCTTGACTCAGCTGCTATTTTAAGAGAATTTCTTAAAGATGCTTTACCACTTGCACTATCAGTACTAAATGCAGTAACAATACCCGAACTGTTATAACTAACAGTAACTTTAGGTGTGTAACCATCAACCCTATTTCCAGTATTCACTACAGTTACTGACTGGTGAGTAAAGTCGTAATACGATTGTCCTATTACCGTTAAAGAAACAGTATCGCCAACATTAAATGGTGAACCAGTTCCCTCTGGTAAAGAAATGACCGTAGTTGTACCAGTAGTAATTCCAACAACTTGTTGATTCTTAGGAGCACCTAAAGAAAGAATCTCAGGTTCTCCTACAGTAACTAAGAAATTTGTTGGTCCAGCATCTGGTTCACTTCCAATTGAAACATATGCATCATTGCCAATAGCAACAATTCTAATTGCATCTGTCTTATGTGCAAATGCATCAGACTTTGCACTATTAGTGGTTGTTGCTCTTATAAAAGCAGGATCTACCGGATTAAGACGAGACATTATTTCTGAAAGTTCATTTATAAGTTATTTATAATTAATCTTCACTTTCTATAGATTCTGGGGAATTATCTTCCTCAGGGTTTCCGTTAAAGAGTGAATTTGCCGATGTTTGCTTATAAGAATTTACTCTTTCTGCTGTTTTAGCATAAAGCATATCCTTAATTGCATCACTAATTTGCGATGGTGAATCGTCAGTGATAATATTATCTAGGAGTTCATCCATAGTTTCCATAGTACAAATTTATTTTTATTTATATCTCCCCACCCTTAGGTAGTTCTATAGGTTCAGCAGCAGAGGCATCAATTTCTGGTTCCATCACTGGTGCTCCAAGATCCATTCCTGCTGCTCCTGCCTCTGGATCTAGTGGTTGTCCAGTTGCAGGATCAATAGTTGCAGGATCAGGAATGATACCTTTTTTAATTTCATCCTCAATCAGTTTATCCTGCTCAAGAATTTCAATATCAGTTTGACGCAAGATCTTACGTCTAATATAGTCTTGTGAGTAATACTTACCAACGTATGGTTCTGCAGTTGCAACAAGAGCAAGTCTCTCGTTCATCAATTCTGCTTCTTTCAGTTCTGAGAAGTGATTATCATAGAGGAAGTCATATTGAATATGCTCACTCATTGTCTCCCAATCTTCAGGAGTAATTACATTTTTTAGGAGTAACTGGGTCCTCAACATGTCATTAAACATGTTAGAGAATCTCTTTCTTAAACGAGAAACAAACTTAGTAAACTTCAGTTCATCTCTTAAGATCTCAGAAGATCTCCCCAAGTTAAACCCACCTTCTCCATCCATTCGTGATGGTGGGACGTTAAGCGAACGGAAGAGTTTCTTTTTAAAATATTCAATATCAGTGATTTCACCCAGGTTTTGTCCGCCAGGAAGAGTGGTGATTTCGGTTCCTCTTCCACCCTCACGCCTGGGAAGCCAGAAGTCCTCAAGCATTGACATGTATTTTTTGTCATCACGAATCTCTCCAGTGTTTGCATCATATACGAGTTTGTTGCGATAACGCATCATAACGTCACGCAGATATTGTTCTGCCTTTTGCTTAGGAAGATTGCCAACATCAATATAGAAAATTCTACGTTCTGGTGCTCTTGATAGTCTATAGATTACAAGAGAGTCCTCAATCATACGAAGTTGATTGAGTGATTTAATTGCTTTGTGTAGGTATGAAAGAGTCTGTCCTTTATTTCTATCTACAAGACCCGAAGTGCAATAAGTGACAGCATCTTTTGCCATCTTAATTCCTGCACCAGGGCCTCCCATGCTTCCAGCACTAGCATTTGCTTTGGGATTATAAATGTAAAACTCTTCTAACTCTGGAAAATCATAATCCATTGGATCATTTTTCAGAGGATTAAGAGTATTTAATCTTTTTTGCTCATTCTTTTTTTGCTTTCTTACATAACGCATTTTAGTAGCGTCAATATAACGAAGTTCTTGAATTCCTTCTTGGGGATTCTTTAAATCAATTATCTTATGATAATACAATCTACCATCAACATACCAGTTACGATATATCTCATGTGCTTTTTTATCAAAATCCAATAAATCTAAAATATGTTTAAATTCGCTTCTAATAGTTTTCTTGATACCATCACTGGCATTAAGATTTGATAGTTCAATTTCTACAGGACTATCATTGGAATCTGAAACAACTGCTTCGTTTACAATATCTTCAATCGCACTATCGCACTCTGGATGGAGTGCCATCTCACGATATCTTTTAATTAAATCATTTTCATTCTTATAAACACCCTCAATATCTACATAGGAACCAAAAAAACCACTACTCATGTAGTGATCAACCCCGTCCTCATTATTAGGAGGAACGGGGGAGACCGCTGACGGTGAGAGTGGTTCGTTGTCCTCTATTGAGAACCCAAACAATTTTGACATTATTATATTGGAACTTTATCTCTTCTATTTATTACTTCAGATTGACGCCAGTTGCGTCCTCAGCAAGAGATTCAAAAGATTGAACTGCAAATTCTACAGTAAATTCTTCAATCGTATCACCTGAATCATAAGAAAGATCGATTGCAGAAAGAGAAACTGGGAAAATATCAAGGAATTTATATGCTTTTAAAGCAGTTACCTTTTCTCCATCAGAACTAGTAGAATTCGTTGTGCTGTATCTACCGGATGAGTAACCTCTTCCAAGTTGATACACGAAAGCATCAGTCATATAAGAAGATGGATTTACCGCACCAGTATTATTACTGAGTTTGGCAATTGCATTCATCCATGCTTCCATGGCATTTCTAATTGCAAAATCTTCATCATTAATGACTGTTATGTTCCAGTTTTCAATAGTTCTATCTCCAGCAACCTTCAGAGTACGACCTCTGAAGGGAACATCGATAGAAGCAATAGTTGATGCGGGCAATTGAGCTGCCTTACACATAATTGAAAAATTTTCCTGCTCATCAGAACCCCAGGTTGCTGCTGGAGTTGAATCCTTAGCAGCTGCTGGCAAATCAGGAATTTGAACCTCAAATAGATTAGGCCTTGCACCACCACCCTGTAATTTGCTCTGAAATTTTGAAAGTGTGCGTAAAGTTGACATTTTTAGAAATCCTCCGTTATTTTATGATTAATTATCAAACTCTACCTGCTACTTCCGAGAAAGAAACGCCTGTTCGCGTTGCTACGAAAGTAAGAGTAATAAAGTTAATAGACTTGGCAGGCTTCAGGAAGATGTCTGCTCTAAACTCATTGTTATCGATCACATCAGGAGTATTATTACTCTCGTCACAAATGACGAGGTAGTCAATGAGTCCTCTCTTCGCTTGAACATCACGGAGGTATGGGTCAACGATATTTCTAAAGTTTGCTCTAGTCAAATCGTCGTTCAGTTCAAAGAGTTGAGCTTGTGCTGCTCTCTCTAGTGCTTGTTCAACAGTAAGGAACAAGCGGCGAACGTTAATTCTATCAAATGCTGATTGATAACCAAGGGCAGTCTTATCTCCAAAGAGGAATGTTCCTGCACCAGGTGAAGTGATGAAAGAGTTAATTCTCTTAGGATAGAGACGGTCTCTTTGGGACTTGCTTGGATTGAAAGCAAGTTTAACAGCATTATTCAGTACACCTCTTTGCTGACCCGCTGGTGAGAACCAAGGGTAAGCGAGAAGTCCTGTTCTTGCCATCATTCCAGCAACATCAGCGTTGGTTGGAATATAGACAAATCTATTATTGAATCTGTCAAAGGTGTACTTATATCCACAATCAAACGTCGCATAAGACGATGATGTTAGTGGACTAAAGTATGAAAGTACATTATCGGTTTGTTGCTCTGAAGTTAATAGAGTACCTCCAGCTGCTGCAACCAAATTAGTTCTGTGAGCACCGACAGTTGCCATACAATCTTTTCTTGCATTTGCAAGAGAGATGATATAATTTGCCTTTGCTTGAGACTGTGATTCATCTGCACAACCTGGTCCCATAATTAAGAAGTCTGCTTCTACTTCATCCTTATTGGAGAATAGTCCGTAACCAGTAATCAGTTTTCCAAGGTCTGCTTTGTATCCATCTCCACCAGTACTTTCATAATCATTACCACCCAAAAGGCTGTAAGTTACGTTACCGATAGCAAGGAACTGTTTATCCTGTGCAATCGTACCTGACTGGTTTGTTGAAGAAGTATCACTAGTAAAGGATGCCGTTTTAACACCAGTATATGCTGTAAATCCAGTTGCAACAGGTGTTGTGCCATGGAAGGCATCTGCTGCTGCTAAAGGATCTTTACCCGCATAAAGGTTGGCAGAAAGATCGCGAAGATAATCTTTAAAGTATGTTCTCTGAGGTGCGTTTACATTAGAAACTGTATCGCTTGCCTTAGATAAATCAACGTGCTTCTCAAGGATGTTACCTTTGATTCCAGTTACATCTCCAGTGTCATCAACAACAGCAATATGAAGTTGATCATTGTGCCCTTGTCTATCATCCACGTAGATGCTAGTTCCAGGTTTTGGTGCAAGTGTGCTCCAGTAAATAGTAGCGTTGGTAAGACCTAAGGTCTGCTGATCATACCAGTCAACTACAGTTGTAGGTGTTTGTGCAGCAGTTACTGTACCCGTATCGGAGGTGAAGAAAACAGAATCTGCAACATCGAAAGATGAGAATCCATCTCCCTCTGCATAATCAATTCTAGTTTCTGTTCCAGTAGAGGAAACTCTAGAAACAATCTTGACATCCAGTTTACTAGCACCACCAGCATCATTAGTTGCTCCAGTGATAATACCTTTTACATATCCAGTAAATACTGCGGTTGTTCCTGCGCCAGGAAGAACTCCAGTAACTGATGCGGTAATACCCATACCAACTGTTGCACCAAGTCCTGCAAGATTGGTGGTGGTAATTCCTAAAGTTTGGTCTGCAAAATCATCGATATAGCAAACTTTTAGACTTTCTGACCAAGAACCTGGATTCTTAGCAGCATAATAGAAGTCAGTTGCAGTATCGTAATTATTACTGTAATCGTCGTAGTTTTTAATTTTTAGTGTAGTAGTGCTTGCAATACCTACACCAGCATTAGCATTTTTTAAATCGTCATCATCTGCTCTGACAACCTTAAGAACTCCACCATATGAAAGGTAGGATGATGCGCTCATCCAGTATTCATATTGTGCATCGGCACTCTTAGGTTCACCAAATACATTGATGAGATCTTGTTCGTTTGAAATGTTTGTGACTTCATCAACAGGTCCAATTTCAAATGGGCCGCAAATGGCACCAATGTTATCTAGTACATTATCAGCTCTTCCTACTGTTAGGTCAACCTCCCTTACCAGAACTCCAGGAGATAATTGAGGAGTCGCCATGTTTTGATTCTCCGTGGTCTCAGTTTATCTTCAAATATTTATTAATAACTGACTTTTCACAGGGGAAACGTGACGTGAATTACCAATCTGGATATTCCCAATCTTTAACAATAGGTTTTTTATTCGTTAAAATTCTTTTTATAGTGCAAT